CTCCACCCATCTCTACGGAGGTGGACCGTGACAGCGGTACCTTTGGTGTAGAACACTTTGACTACGGTCCTGTCGAGATTGCTTCTGATGCAGGCTGGCAGGCTTACCGCAAAGTGGCAGATAACATTATGATCCTGCTGCAACGCACAGGATTGATGCATGGATATTCCATGAATAGCTGGAGTGACGTCGTGACCTACGACCAAGCCTTCATTGAAGAGTGGCTTTCTAGTCCACAGACTTCTCTCTACTATTCCTTGCAGGTGATGCCTGACACTCAAGACAAGAGTGACGCAATGGCTGCACTGGCAGAGTTTGAGGAGTTCTGGTTGGGCGAGGAAGACACGGTTGAACCTCAATGTGATTGTGCAGAATGAATCCCTATCAGAAACTTCTTCAACGTAAACGTACTTGGACTCCTGTTCAGGTCGAAGCTGGTACCTTCAAGGAAGGTGCCGAAGAGTCAATGCTCCGTGCGTTGGCTCTCCGCTCTCTTGAGATCCCCGTTGGTGACTTCATCAAAGGTGCCCTCAAGGGTGACTTCCCTGAGGATGCTCGGGAAGTACTAGAGTCCAACATCAAGGACGAAGAGAAACACGATCTTGCTCTTGACTACATTGCCAAAGCCCACAAACTCACCGACAACCCAGAGGCAGCACGCATTCAAAAGGCCTGGATCGAATCTCCAGAGCATCCCGTGCTCAAGGCCATGGTGCTCGAAAGGTCCGTGTTTTTCGTGCTGCTCCCCTTCTTCCGATGGAACGGAGACGCAGGATGCCGCACCGTTTCAGCCGACATCAGCCGAGACGAACAAGTCCACGTAGCGGTTAACTCTCTGGTCTGTAAGGAGCTGGGACTGACCGTGACCAACAAGCTGGACAAGCTTCGTAAAGCTACCATTGCATGGGTCATGCAACCCCTTGGCTCCTCTACCACTGACCCCTATATCGACCGCGAGTTCTGGCTCAAGCAATCCGACAGCCTTCTCTACAACGGGAAGGCAGAGGGTCTGATTGCTACCCGCCGTGCTCGGATGCCCGCCTTCTTTGAGCACTCGAATGTCAATCTTCCTGAATACGGCTGAGTATGATCGGCTGATCGAGGAGCTAGATGAATTGTTTCCAGACGTCTACCCTGACTACCAGCTATCCGAACGAGACTATGCCTACAGAGCTGGGCAGGTCTCGGTCGTCAGATTTTTAAAAGAAAAATTATCCCAGGATTAACCATGTGTGTAGGTCCACTCGCTCCTAGAGCTCCTAAACCCCCGCCGATGCCTGCGCCGCCTCCGCCGCCGCCAGCTCCCATCGCCCCTCCTGCTCCACCACCGCCAGCTCAAATGCAGGCTCCTCAACAAACTAGCCTTGAGGGTGGACGTCTTAGCAAAGGCTCTGCAGATGTGCAGCGTCGTGATGCTCGTAAGAAAGGTACTGCTCGTCTGAAGAAGACTGCAAAGCCCAAGCCTACCCAAGGTGGTAAGCTGCAGACACCAGCCTCTGGCACTGGTCAAGGTGTGAACTATGGCAACACTACTGGTGGAACAACCGGTGGTGCCTCTGGTCTTAACATTCAAAAATCTAAGTAATGAAAAGCGCACGGCAACGTTATCATGAATTAACGAGTGGCCGTACCGCATTTCTTGACATTGCACTAGAGTGTGCAAAGCTCACCATCCCTACTCTTCTAATGCACGAGGAGACCACGACTGACTACACTCGGTTCGTGACTCCTTGGCAGTCAGTGGGTGCTAAGGGAGTTGTTACTCTGGCATCTAAACTGATGCTGGGTCTGCTCCCTCCTAGCACTTCGTTCTTCAAGCTCCAGCTGGATGACTCCAAGCTTGGTGTGGAGATCCCCGCTGAGGCGAAGAGTGAGTTGGATCTGAGCTTTGCTAAGATTGAACGTATGATTATGGAAAGCATTGCTGCTTCTACTGATCGTGTTCAGATCTTCTCTGCGATTAAACACCTTGTGGTTACCGGTAACGCTCTGCTCTACATGAGCAAAGACGGTATGAAGATGTACCCACTCAATCGCTATGTTGTAGAAAGAGACGGTAACGGCAATGTAACTGAGATTGTAACTCGTGAACGAGTCAATCGTAAGATGCTCGGACCTGAGTTCGAGAACCCTCAAGAACGTAGTGTTGTTGATGAGGGTACAGGTTCACGCTACTCAAAAGATGTAGACGTGTATACTTGCATCAAGCTCAGCAAAAAAGGATGGACTTGGTATCAGGAAGCTGATGACAAGATCCTCGCTGACAGCTATGGCAAGGCTCCCAAAGACAAGAGCCCCTGGCTTCCTCTCCGCTTCGTGACTGTTGACGGTGAAGACTACGGACGTTCTCGTGTTGAGGAGTTCCTTGGTGACCTGCGATCCTTGGAAGCTTTGATGCAAGCTCTTGTAGAAGGCAGTGCAGCTGCAGCAAAGGTTATCTTTACTGTGTCTCCCTCCTCTACTACCAAGCCTGCTTCCCTTGCAAATGCAGGGAACGGAGCTATCATCCAAGGTCGTCCTGATGACATCGGTGTCGTCCAGGTCGGCAAAACAGCAGACTTCCGTACAGCCTTTGACCTGGCTGGTGTACTGGAGAAGCGTATCTCTGAAGCGTTCCTCATTCTCAATGTGAGACAGAGTGAGAGGACTACAGCAGAAGAAGTACGCATGACCCAGATGGAGCTGGAGCAACAACTCGGTGGACTGTTCAGTCTGCTGACGTCTGAGTTCCTGATTCCATATTTGAATCGTAAGATGCTTGACCTGACTAACAAGAAGCAGATCCCTGCTCTTCCCAAAGGTCTTGTTCATCCTACTATTGTTGCAGGCATCAACGCTCTTGGCCGTGGTCAGGATCGTGAGTCTCTGATCCAGTTCGTGACTACCATTGCACAGACAATGGGACCACAGGCTCTGGCTCAGTACGTCAATCCTGATGAAGCTATCAAGCGTCTTGCTGCAGCTCAAGGTATTGACATCCTTAACCTTGTCAAAGGTATGGAACAGATCAAGTCTGAGAAGGACGAAGCAATGCAACAACAGATGCAGGCTTCGCTTGTACAGCAAGCTGGTCAGTTCGCCTCTGCACCTGCCATGGATCCAGCCAAGAACCCTGAGGCTATTGATGGTATCCAAGCAGCCATGCAAGCTATGTCTGGTCAACAGCAACAACAACCCCCCGCTCAACCCCCCGCTAACTAGCACCTATGGCAGTCAACATTACATACGATCCCTCCGAAGATCCTGAAGTCCTTGATGCTATCGACTCTGATGAGAAAGATAGTCTTGAGGTAGGCGAGAAACTTATGCAGGAGCAGGCTGACCTGCTTGCTGGTAAGTACAAGAACGCTGAAGAGCTGGAGAGAGCCTACATGGAACTCCAGCAGAAGCTTGGCGAAGGAGATGATGATAGTGGCGAAGAAGGTGAGGCTGAAGAACAGTCTGACTACAACCGCTACGACGAAGAAGGTTACGTAGACTTTGATTCAGTAGCAGAAGCTTACGGCGAAGGTCTGGCTAATGCATTCCAAGAGAACAACATTGATCCTTGGGAAATGAACGACCACTTCTATGAGAACGATGGCACTCTCACTGAAGAGATGTATGATCAACTCAATGAAGCTGGCTTCTCTGACGAAACCATTGACGCATACTTGGGTGGTCTCCGTAGCCAGATGGGTTACGAAGAGGCTGGTCAGGTTCTTGGAGATGGTGAGATCGCTGACATTAAAGCTATTGCTGGTGGTGAAGAAGGCTACGAACAAGTCGTTGAGTGGGCAGGACAGAACCTGCCTGCTGAGGACATTGAAGCTTTTGATGAAGTCATCAACACTGCCAATGAAGCTGCTGTGCGGTTTGCAGTGAAGGCCCTGGTGGGCCAGTACGAGGATGCTATGGGTCGAACCCCTGACCTTGTGACTGGCAAGCAACCTGTGGCTGGTGCTGCCTATCGGAGCATGGCTGAAGTGGTACGTGACATGTCTGATCCCCGCTATGATCGAGACGAGGCGTATCGAATGGATGTACAGAACCGTCTTGCACGCTCTAACATTAAAGTCTGATGGCTCCTAAAAAGAAAAAGAAAAAGGATCCAGGCAACAACCCAGTGCTCAACGCTGCGCGTCGTCTCCTGGGCAACCCAAAAAACAAAGCTCCTGCCGCTAAGTTCTATCAGAGCCAAAAGCGAAAGGAACTCATGATCAAAAAACTTCTTGGCAAATGAACATCTACGAGACGCACTGGGAAAAAGCTGAGAAGCTGAACGGACGCCTGGCTATGCTGGGCTTCGTTGCCGCTGTCGGTGCGTACTTTACCACCGGTCAAATCATTCCTGGTATCTGGTAATGCGTAAGTACGCTTCTAAACCCAAAAACAAAAAAGGTAAGATCAAAGGTGTTGACGGTAAAGCTTGCTGGAAAGGGTACAAGTATGCTGGTACCAAGAACGGCAAGGACAAATGCGTTAAGGCCTGATGACTGATCGACGCGATTATTGGAAACAGAGATACCAAGAGCGTCGAGACTATTTAACTAAATACAAAATGGACCGTGGGTGTGAGCTTTGTGGATACAAGGCTCACCC